GAGAAAGAAAGCAGAGCAGATGGATATAAGAATCTGATGAATAAGTATGGTACTCAAGATGATGTGTCAGAGCAGTATCGTTTTGAGAGTGATGATCCTGTAACAGATGTGGAACTCACACTGAACTACGAGGAAAACGGATTGTTCGCTAAGATAATAGATATCCCATCTGATGATGCTGTTAGTAGTGGATTTGAATATGGTGTAAATGATGTTGACCTGGAAACATTTATAAATGATTCACTTGACGAGTTGGACTTTGAGGGTGCAGCTTCTACAGCTATCAAATGGTCGAGACTATATGGCGGTTCGCTTATGGTGATGATAATTGATGATGGGAAACAGATTGATGAGCCTGTGGATTGGGATAATATCAGAGGGATTGATGAACTGCTTGTGTTTGAAAGACCTTTGATTACACCAGATTACAACAGCATATATAATCACGATCCAAAGACCGGTAAATGGTCGAAATTTGGAAAGCCTGAATTCTACGATGTATCTCCAATGTATGGCAAGCAGTTTCGTGTCCACGAAAGCAGGTGCCTATTGTTCAAGAATGGAACTCTGCCACAGTCAAGTTCAAGAACCGAGTATCGGTTCTTTGGAATGCCGGAGTACACGAGAATACATAAAGCCTTGCAGGAAACTGTTACATCGCATGGAAATGGAGTTAAACTGCTTGATAGGGCGGTACAGGCAATTTACAAGATGAATGACCTTGCCAATCTTCTGGAAACAGACGAGGGCGAGGATATTGTTCTTAGAAGATTGCGTATAATTGATATGGCAAAAGGCATCATCAATTCTATAGCTATTGATGCGAACGGAGAAGATTACGATTATAAGACTGTGACATTTTCCGGAGTAAAGGATATTATCGATGCGACATGCAATATGCTTTCGGCAGTAACAAACATCCCACAGACGAAGCTCTTTGGAAGGTCACCAGCCGGCGAAAACTCCACCGGAGAGGGAGATATGGAGAACTATTACTCCTATGTGAATAAGATTCAGAAGTTGAACCTCAAAAGAAATCTTGGAGTGCTGATTGATATTATCTTGATAGCCGGAAAGTATAAAGGCGAGTTCGAGGAAATACCGGATTATACACTGAAATTTAAACCTCTTTGGAATCTAAGTGAAGCGGAACAGGCTGGGGTTGATCAGACGAAGGCGGCAACTGAACTTACAAAGGCACAGACCGCACAGGTTTATGTCGATATGCAGGCTCTTGATGCTTCGGAAGTCAGAAAGCGATTGGCAGAGAACGGAGAATTTACTGTTAATGATATTCTGGATGATGAAGACGATTGGGAGGCTATGGTAGATGATGCTCCGGTTAATGCCAATGAATCAGCCGAAACATCGAATACAGCATTGTCTGCAGAAACAAAAGCACCAAAGGAGCAGGAAGAAACTGAAACTGATTCAGCAACGGATACAACTATTCCTACCGGATGCGGTGTCATTGTTGTGAAAGATGGGAAAGTGCTTGTTGGCACAAGGAAAGACAATGGACTTGTGTGTGGACCTGGAGGACATATTGAAATAGGGGAAACACCGGAAGATGCGGCTATAAGAGAAACAAGGGAAGAATTTGGCATCAATATAGCAAATATAATTCCAGTAACTTTGATTTCTGGTATGTCCGAACAATATTGTCCTTCGCAGGTTTTTCTATGCACAGAGTATTATGGAAATCCAATATGCTTTAATACAGAGATGGAAGATGCCTGTTTTGAAGATGTAGGAAGTGTTCTTGACATGGACTTATTCCTTCCGTTTAGACTTTCACTTGAGGACTTTCTAAGGCAACTGGATGAAATTCGGTTGACAGCTGAGGTAAGTCAAAGTAATATGGAAGCAGATGGAGGTCCTGGCTCCGGAAGATACCCAAAGGGTAGCGGAAAAAAGAATGAAAAGAGCGGCTCTAAGAAAAAGAAATCCCAGTCCTTGCCAATGACTGCAAAGGAAAAGGCGAAGGTGACGCATGATATAAATAATGTGTATCACGCAAAGTATAAGGGTAAGTCGAGCTGCTATATAAGGACGCATTCAAATGAGCCAGATAGCCCAGCTTATGTATATCGATTCAGAAACCATGGCTTTGATGATTACGAAATATACATGAAGGAATCCACAGATTAAGGAGGTTGTCCTATGAAAGAACAGTTATTAGCTGAATTGAAGGAATTGACTGAAAATGTCTCAGACACATACGATGACTTTGTGTATGGAATAAACTGTACAATGAAAAAGCAGGATGAAGAGGACATTCAAAGTGTCATTGATTTCATCAAAGAGAATCCAGAGAGAACATCATCCGATATTATTGAGTATTTGGATGAACTTGGAATATAAGATACGAGCCTTGCTGAGCGTGAGGCTCTTTTCTTTTGCCCTGTAGTGCCGCTAATTGTGGCATTATGGGGCTTTTTTAGTGTCAACAGTCAAATAGACGATTATAAGCTAATTTCCGAATAAGAGGTAATGAGAGAAGGTGAGAGTTTGGATGAAAGATTGAGAAAAGAACTGTTGCGGTCTGAATTAAAAGAGCGGAATAAGGGGAAAAAGATTATCCGATGCAAATACAGACCCAAGTATCCTGACAGTGCAGAAAGAGAGTATGTAAGATTGATAAATGCCTATATGACCATTGAGAAAGAAGTGCTTATGAAGTATATACCAGAGATTAAGCAAATACTCAATGATGGTACACAGCTGCATACTGATTCCAAGAAAGATAACGAGAAGAAACGCAGGACAGCTCGTTTTTCAGCTTTGGATAATACAATAGTCCGTCTTACAATTCTTTTTAAGGCTATTCAGAGAGAGCTTGATAGTGCCTTTGGACTTTATGATTTGAAAAGGCAGATAAATAGAATTGCCAACCTTGATCACAAACTCACAGTTCGGGAATGGAAAAAAGCAGTAAGTAAGACATTAGGTATTGATTTGCTTGATGACTATTATTCTGGAGAATATTACGCACAGATATTGGAAAAGTGGGTGTCTGACAATGTGGACTTAATAAAGACGGTTCCTAATCAATCTCTTGAGCGGATGAAGGAACTGGTTTATGAAAGCTACATGAAAGGTTCAACCACAACGAATATCGTAAGAGAAATTCAGCGCCAATATGGAATGAGTAAGCGTCATGCAAAACTAATAGCCAGAGACCAGACAGCGAAGCTTAATGCAGATATTACGGAGAGTCAACAGAGGGATGCGGGTGTGTCAAAGTATGAATGGTCTGGAGTAATGGATAGACGAGAGCGGAAAAGCCATAGAGAGCTGGAAGGAAAGATAATCAGCTGGGACAATCCGCCAGATGTAGGAAATGGCAGAAAATGCCATCCTGGACAGGATTATCAATGCCGGTGTTGCGCAATTCCGGTGTTTGATATAGATAATCTGGATTTGCCAGTTTGAAAGGAAGTGGTTGCATTGAAAAAGTGACAGAAAGCAGGAGGTGCAGAAAGTGAAGCTGAAACGAATTGACAGCATTTCCATGGATCAGACTTATTACACAGATGAAGGCTATCTTGTAGATCACCCAATTGTGACTACATGTGGCATATTTGAGTATAAGAATGATGATGGAAGCACACGGAGGGAACTCCGATTGCCTGAGAATGTCTTTGACAAGAAATCGTTGGAGAGTTACAAGGGCAAACCAATCATCATTACACATGATGCTGGAGAAGTGGATAAGGAGAATGTCCGCAGAGAACAGATAGGCACAATTATGAGTGAAGGATACAGGGATGGAGATAGCGTTCGCTGTGAGATTATTATTCATGATACAAATGCTTTGAAAAGTTGCGGATTGAAAGAGTTATCCCTTGGATACAGCCTTGATACTGATGATACTCCGGGAGTATATCACGGAGAGAAATATGATTGTATTCAGAAAAATATCGAAATCAATCATCTTGCACTTGTCGGAGAAGCAAGAGCGGGAGAAACTGCCCGCTTGAATATCGATGGCAAGGATGATGATACACAAATCTTAAAAGGAGGCAAAGTAATTATGTACAAACCTAATTCAAAAGGCCGCAGAGCTGATGAGGGCGAAGAGCTTACACCAGAAGAGATGGAAGCTGCTATTGCATTATTCAAGGCTCAGAAAGCCGCAAATCAGGCAACTGGTGAGGGAGTTGATGGAGAAAATCCAGAGGAAACACCAGCGGCTAATCCGGAGGAAAATGGAGAACCGGAAAAGACACCCGTTGAAAAGGTCAAGGAGAATATTGACCGCAGAGATGCCGAGGGTGATGGTATGTCGCCAGAGGATATTATTGCAGAGCAGAAAGCAGATCTTGATACTCTCTTACAGGAGATTGACAAGATGCAGGCTCAGAGCGATATGAATGGTGATGAAGGAGAAGATACTGGAGAGAAAGATGAAACTGCTCCTACAGACGAAAACACAGATTCGGATGATGAGGGAGCGGGTGCAGAATGCGATCCGGAGAAACAGAAAGGAGTAAACATGGATTCTGTGGATAAAATTATTCAGGACCGCCTTGATGTGTGCCGAATGGCTGACCGATTAAACCTTGATGGAGTTGAGGGACTTTCGGTAAGAGAAGGAAGAAAACGCATTATCAAGGCAGTTAATCCGAAGATGAATCTTGATGGAAAGAGTGACAGCTATATCAATGCAGCTTATGACATTGCAAAGCAGTCATTCCATGAGAGAAAGAGCACTAATGATCAGAGAGAGAGAATTGCAGCTGATAAGGTCCGCAAGGATGCAAAAGAGGTTAGTAATTCAACATCTGCTCGTAAGAAAATGATTGCGAATATGACAGGAGGTAGAAAGTAATGAACACAGCAGTACAGACAAGTTATGGCTTTGGCTTTCCTAAAGGAGTGGCCGGCGGGCTGTTTGATTTATCGGCCCATGATGTTACAACAAGACAGGCGGAAGGTGATGGTGTTGCCTTTGGTCTTGGTGTTGTCGTTGGAACAAATAAAGGCACTGACGTAAAACTTCCGGCAACAGGTGCAACATCTGATGATTTTGAGGGTGTTGTAGTACACAATTCTGTTATGGTGGAAAAGGATATGGATAACAATGTTTCCATCAACAGCAAGCGTACAGTAGGCTGCCTTCATTTTGGAAGAATTTGGGTGCAGACTGGAGCAGCAGCTAAACCTGCATACAAGGAGAAGGTTTACTTAATTACGGATGGTGATGAGGCAGGAAAGTTCACAACATCTGCAGATACAGCAACCAAGGTGGAAGTAAATGCTATTTTCCTTGGAGAAACTGATAATGGCATTGCAAACGCAGAGTTCAGACCGGGTGCGGTTGTGAAAGCTGCGGAGAAATAAGAAGGAGGTATTCACGAATGAAAGATTTTAACATGGATGATTACAGTGCATTAAAGGGCTCTACCCTTGTTAAGGGGCTTGCGGGAAGTGAGCAGCTTCGTTTTGATAGTGTTGAATCTGCAACTGTATTCTTTGCCAGAGAGCTTGACCAGGTAAAGGCAAAGACTTATGACAAGCAGTATCCGGAGCTCTCTGCATTGTCTTACTTCCCTATCACTTCAGAGGTTAATGAGGGAGCAGAAACCACAACATATTACAGCTATGATATTACCGGTATGGCGGCAATCATTAACAATTATGCCACAGACCTTCCTAGAGTTGATGTACAGGGCGAATCCCACACTGCTTCTATTAAGTCTGTCGGTGACAGCTATGGTTACAATGTGCAGGAAATGAGAGCTTCCAGAATGGCAGGAAAGTCTCTTGATGCCAGAAAAGGTGCAGCTGCAAGAAGAGCGTCAGATTATATGGTTAATAAGATTGCTTTTGCAGGCGATAAGAAACATAATCTCGTCGGCATTTTCTCTGATGGTACCGACATTCCTCTGTACACTTTGTCCGAGGTTGAAGTTGATGGAAAGAAGTACACAGACTGGGCACATAAGACTGCTGATCAGATTCTTGAGGATATCAATGGCATGCAGAAGTTTGTTGACAAGATTACAATGTCTATCGAAAAGCCTGATACATTAGCTCTTCCGTCGTACATTTACATGGATCTTTCAACAAGAAGAATTCCAGATACGGAGACTACTGTACTCAGCTTTATCAAAGACCATGCACCATACTTAAAGAACTTCGAGAGCATGGCAGAGTTACAGGATTCCGCTACTGATATCAATCCTACAGGAAAGAATGTTGCATTTATGTACACGAAGGATCCGGAAAAGTTCAGTTTGGAAATTCCGCTTCCGTTCTACCAGTACCCATTGCAGGTCCAGAAACTCGAGACAGAGATTCCTTGCGAAACAAGAACTGCTGGACTTATCATTTATTATCCGTTATCAATGCTTCTTGCATACGGAATTTAAGGAGGAAATGACATTATGAAGATTATCAATAAGTCGAGAAAGATTATCGGAATCAACGGAGAGCCACTCCTTCCTGGAGCGGATTTAGAGTTACCGGAGGGAATGGAAACCCATCCGGTAATTTCTTACTATCTGCAGAAAGGAATTGTGGTTGACTCCCAGAATGTCTCTGCTGAGGAGAAAACAGGTATTAGTGACCTTGAAAAAGCTCGTATCGAAGAGGAAGCTATTGCAAAGTATAAGGCAGAGCAGGAAAAGGCAGCAAAGACCAAGGAAGCTGAGATTAAAGCTGTAAAGACCATGAAGAAAGATGACCTTCTTACAAAAGCTGTAGGGATGGGACTTGAGGTAACGGACGATGATACCGTTGATACTCTAAAGGAGAAAATCGTAGCCGAACTCAGCAAGTAGGAGGTGACCATTATGGATGCCTTTGAAATTATAAGAAAGACCATGGGAGAGTTTGCAGATGTACCAGATGATACAGTACAGACTTTCATATCTCTTGCAGAGCCACTTATCAGCAAAAAGAGGTTCAGAAAGTTGTATCCGCAGGCTTTGGCATATTTAGCGGCACATAAAATGAAAATGTCTGGTTTAGGAAAGACAATCGGCATAGGAACGATAGGTGACACCATTGGTTTATCTTCTGTTTCGGAAGGTGAGACATCGGTGTCCTTTTCCAATAATCAGGCAGGAAACACTGCAACGGATTCGGAATTCGGATTAACGGTGTATGGTATGCAGTATCTTAATTTGAGAAAGCGCTGCATTGTCACAATTGTGTCGGCGGGTGTGGACTGTGGCGGTTAAAGTCAGAGAGAAAGTTACTGCTGATGGCAAGAAGTTTCAGAAGATGTTAGAGGACCTTGACAAACTGGAGGTACGAATAGGCATACAGCAGGGAGCTGGTAGCGATAATGGTGTGGATTTGGTTGATATCGCAATGTTCAATGAACTTGGAACTGTCCATATTCCGTCGAGACCATTCCTGCGAGATAGTGTTGACGCTCATTCTTCTGAAATCAATGCCTTTTTGCAGTCAATGAGGATGCAGCTGGTAAAAGGTGGCTCTGCAGAAGATGTACTAAAGAAAATAGGAGTGTTTCAGAAAGGCTTGATACAGAAAGAGATTGTTAATGGCGATTTTGTTCCGAATTCTCCGGAAACGATTAAAAGAAAAGGTTCTGATAAGCCATTGATTGATACAGGCCGCATGAGGCAGTCAATTAACTATGTAATACAGGAGAAAGGAGGGTCTGACTAATGCCATTCTTTGGAAACACATACACATTGAGAAGATATGGGGA